TGCCAGATGCTGCCTTTGCTGCGCCTGATGCCGCTGTGTTAGCTTTTGCTGCTACCTTGTCGGCTTCATTTCCTAGTTTTTTAAGATCATCGGCGGTCTGCTTCGCGCCTGTCCCGCTCGCAGTCGTTTTGATCTTGATATCTACTTTCTTCGCTGCCATGGCTAGTATTTACCGAGGATTGTTACGTTTTGCAAGATCGAAACTCCGTTCTGCGCAAGATTGACCACGCATGAGACGCTGGAGAGCGTTTTTGAGTTGGAGATTGTCGGTGCAACTCCAGCCGTTGAAGGCGCTCCGCTCGTTGCACCTGTGATGACCGGCGATGGCGATCCGTTTGTCGTGACAAGCGCAAGCGTGCCGTCATTGGCTTCTGCTTGGCGCTTGGTGATGATGACGGTCGCGCCTGAGCTGGTGATGACATATCGAAACGCGATGCTTGAATTTGCGTTCAGCGATGTCGCAATCTTCGCCGCGTATTGTGTCGGCGTGTCGCCCGATAGCACTGCGGTAGTCCCGCTCGCTGTCACGTCCGCGCTTGTGAATGACCAGTTGATGTTACCAGCTCCCGTCGTTGTGCCGACGCAAGTTAGCGTTTCAGATTGCACTGTGCCTGCCGCTGTCAGCCTGCCGATCGTCGCCGTCTGAGTCGCCTGCGATAGCAAGCCTTGAGGCATGTTGAGCAAGTAGTTCTCGGCGTCGGTGAGTGATGCGAATGTCAGCACGCTGTCAAAGCTGACAGTCGTGCTGGATCCACCACGGAAGAACTGATCGAACTGGTCAGCCTCGATGTATTGCACCTGCTGAAAGTTCGGCTCAGCCGAGATTGAGAAGTTGGACGTTTCGCTCCTTTGACCGTCGCCACCGGCGAGGTCGTAAGCAATCGCGCCGCGCTGGAGTCTAACGAACATGGCTTATGCGGTTACTGCTGCGACTGTGAAAAGTGCTACTGATGCGCCGCTGCTGAATGTCCGCTTGGCGCTCATGGTAAGCGTGCCTAGAACACTATCAGCCGCTGAGAAGTTACGTTGTAGCTCGGTGACTTGAACTGCTGCGCAATCGAAGTTGAGACCGCCAACTGTCAAAGTCGAGATGTCGAGAGTGCTTGTTGCCAAGTCCTCGCCTGCGCTAAGGTTGTCGAAGAATGTTTCGAAGTCAGTTTGTGTTGGTCCGGTTGGAATGCATGTGATGTTGCATCCAACATTGCCCATGCTCATGTCCACCGTGCCGATGCCGTCAACCATGACTGGATTGAGTGACAAGTCGAAGCTGATCTCGAATCCGTCTTGACTGAAGAACGGTGTCATCGCTCCTAGTGTTGCTTTGTAAGGTGCTGTGACAATCAGCGCAGGATTGAATGCCGTTCCGATGCTTGCGCCTCCGGCGGTTGTGTAGTAGTCCTCGATGTTTTCGGGATCGCCACCGATCTTGAGCAAGCCAGTGAATTGCACCGAACCGAACGCAGTCTTGGTCGCGCTGCACGAGATGGTCGGCATTTGCGTGATCTGCGCGTTGAGGATCGTGTAGGTTTTGTCAGCCGATACTATGACAAGGTTCTTGTCGGTCGCGCCGTAAATGCTGGCACCCATTGCGGTGTTGCCGTGAGGGAAAAGAACTGCGAGCGCCTCGATCTCGCCTACTGGCTCAAATTCAACGACGATGGTAAAGTCGGTTTTCGACTTGCTCACGACTCCGTAAGCGTCGGTTTCTTTGTCGAATGTCGAGTTAGTCGTGGTCAGCACTACTCCTGATTTGGAGTAGAATGTTTGCGAATCATAGGTGACTTTGCAAGGACCGCGAACGATGGTGGTTCTGTCGAATGTTGGCATGATGGTTTAGCGTGTTGGAGTTGTATTTTGTAGCCCGACGGGGCAGTTGAAAGTGATGATTTGTTGAAGCATCGGAGGCGTTGCATCCTCCTGCATGGAATCGAAAGTGAGAATGCCGCCGGTGAGCGAATCGCCGCTAGCATCAAGTGGTTTGTGATGGTGTAGAATGCGAGCCACTGCCTCGCCGATCTCTGTTGCGCTTGGCTTTGACATGTTACCAGCCTGCTGTCTCCAGACGCTTGGAATCTCCGAGCATGTCACCGAGAACGTCGCCGAGTCCATGTATGGACCGGGTGTGTCCGATGACGAAGCTTCACTCTGCGAGAAGTTGACCATGACGAAGGCGCCTGCCTTGCTCATTGCGTTCTCGATCTCGCGGTCGATGTCTTTGTGATCCTGAACCAGTACTGGAATAATCGGCACGGTGCGAAAATACGCATGATCCTTCAGCGTCTTTGCCATGCTTTCGACTATCTGACGAATAACGCTCATGGTGATTCCGAGAAGTTCATTACAGCAGCGCCGCCATAGCGAAAAGAACTGCCGCTAGTAGCAGCGAATGATTCGGCTCCGGTATCATCGGAGTCCGCGTTGTTATTGGCAAGGTCATCGAGATAACTGTTGGCTTCCTCGACTGCTTTGCGCCGATCGTCGCCGTTAAATTCTGCGAGCGATGGATAGGAATCTGTCAGCTCTTGACGTGAGAGATTGTATGCGTGCCTGCGTGCGCCCGGTGCCACATACAAGCCAGTATTGACCACTGGTGGCAATCCACGCTTGCGACGTCCTGAGTTGACGCGTGAGGCGAAGTCTTGCGCAACGCTCGTGAGAATCTCCTGTGCTTTGTCCTCGGGTGTTGGACATTCAGCAAGCAAACGATTGAACTCCTCAGTTGAGAGTCTATCACGAAGTCCAGAGTATGTAAGCGCGATCCAAGCCATGGTGTTATGAGTTTCAAGAATTTAGGGCGACGGAGGAAACTACCAACTCCGTCGCCCTTTGCACACAAGTTCCAACGGATTAGAACAAAAGCTTGGCGACCATGCTGCCAGTAACAGTTCCAGCCGAGGCGGTCATCGTTTGAGCGATGCGCACATAGCGACGGGTGTTAGCTGGAACGCGGAAGCGAACCTCTTTGGCAACGATGCCGGAGGCAGTAGCGGTCTGAGTCGTGCTGATTGCTGGATCAACGGCAGCAAACGTAGTGCCATCGGCGCTGTCTTGCAGAGCGTAGGTCACGACTTTTGTGTCGGAGATGCCAGCAGCGGTCGGTGCAGCAAGCGAGAAAACTACTCGCTCGATGTCGCCACCAACTACTTGCTCAAGGTCAAATGCTGCGGTGTTTGCACCAGCCTGCGCGATAGCGACAGTCGAGGTGTAATTCTTGTCTTGGATGTTTCGGTTGAATTCGAAGCTCATGATTTTGTATGGTTAGAATTAAGCGGTCAGGGTTTCGGTGTCAACGATAGAGTCGGTGATGATGATTGGAACTCCAAAGGATTCCGTTGGCACGCCGGGAAGGATGCCAGTGAAGGCTTCCTGCTTGGTGGATGGGGTTGTGTTCCGGCTGATTTGCAACTGGAATGCGGAACGGCGCGACATGAGCAAGTGAGTCGGACGCTCGCCAACTGGGAACTTGCTGAGAAGCTCGGCAATCTTGGCGTCTGTGCATCCTTTGCCGCTGTCTGCGGTGAGGTCTTTCAAACGACCGATTGCGTGCTTGTTAACGCACTGGAAGCCGATCCATGCGGTGAGGTCAGCAATGAATGCTGCGTAACGTTTGGCGTCAGCATCAACTGCGTCGCCTTCGCGGAATGGCGAGAGGTCGAAGGTGGTGCCGTTACCGTAGACGTATTGCACGCCGGTGTTGCCAGCCTTGATAGCGTAAACCGAGGAACCGGTCGATGAGGTTGTTCCGCCTGCGTCAACTACGATGTCACTGCCGAGAGCGGACACCAATGTTTGCAGACCAGCGAAGCCTTTCGAGCTTGCGTTGTCGCCGTAGATGGTTTGTGTTCCAACGGTGGTCAGAGCAGCGCGCATAACTCCCATTGCCTCGATGGCTTGGAGAGCCTCGGCGCCGTCCTCGTAACCGCGAGCGACAGCCTTATCGACTTCAACGCGTGCGGAGAGAATGAAGCACTCAACGAGACGTTCAGTGAAGTTCGATTTGGTGGCATCCGTGCCTTCGTTGGCTTGACGGAATGCAACGCTAGGACGACTGTTGCGGGTCACAGTCTTGTAGGACGTGCCGCGGATCGTGCGAGCTGGGATGATTGTCACCTCGGGCGAGGCACTGGCGACTTCCTCAATCAGACCGACGATGGGATCATGTCCGTTGAGCTTGGCAAGGTCTAACAGAGTTAGGTTGTTTGGCATAGT